TCCTGTTACACCGCAGGATCCCCCATGCTTACAAATGTATTACTATATAGAACACTATGCTGATTCATTTAATATTCCTAAACGATATGCTTATGGAGTAGCCAAAATAGAAACAGGATATAACGGACCATTCCACTGGAGATACAACCCAGCACAAACATCTTGTGCAAACGCTTTAGGTCCTATGCAAGTACTGCTTTCAACCGCTAGAGGCTTAAACAAAGATCATGTTTCTCGCGAACAACTTAAAACAGATATAAAATATAACGTACGAACATCTATGAAAATGCTTCGTAGATTATATAAAAAATATCGAAGTTGGGGAATTGTATTTGGATACTATAACACAGGTTATCCTCAAATAAACGGATATGCTATAAAAGTACTAAACCATAAAATAAACTGGAAATGAAAAAAGTAATTTGTATTAATGACAAGAATCTTCCTCGTGGAGCAAGTGTTAAAGAAGGACAAACCTACCACGTAGAAGAAGAATATTGTAATTTTTTAGATCAACAAGTTTATATTCTTAAAGGTGTTCCAAATAAAGGAACCACTCGATGGGGTATAAAATGGATTGGATATGATGCTACACGTTTTCAAGAAACAGGAGATGGTAAAATGGAATATAGAATAGTTGTTCAAGAGAAAAACTTTGCATATAATTGATGTTATGAAAAAAATAAAAGTATCCCACGAAGTGCCATTTTGCCTACTTACAAAAAGTAGAGAATTTAACGATTATGATTATTGTTTACCCCATTTAATGGATGAAAATGAAGAATATCGCATATTTTTCCAAAATTCAAAAAATGTAGCGCGTTATATTGTAATGGACAATTCACTCCATGAACTTGGAGAAGCATACAATACAGAACGTTTACTACATTGGGTAAACGAACTTGAACCAGATGAATTTATTGTGCCCGATGTTTGGGAAGATAAAAATGCTTCCGTTAGAAACGCAAAACTATGGTCCCAAATTGAATTACCAGATGGAGTAATGAAAGTAGCTGTAGTACAAGCAAAATCATACCATGAAGCTGTCCTATGCACACAAGCATACAAAGATTTGGGCTATAAAAAGATAGCATATTCATATGGTGCTTCATATTACAATGAAATGTGCTCCCACCCAAATAAAGACTTGGGGAAAGCAATTGGTCGTTTTATGGTTATCTCTCAACTATTAAAAGATAAAATTCTAACAGATACAGATAGAGTACATTTGCTTGGAACTGCTTCTCCTATTGAGTTTGGATTATATAACGGAATAAAATGTATAGAATCAATTGATACATCAAATCCCATAATGGCTGCAATTGGAGAAATGCCATATACGAATATGGGGTTATCTTCAAAACCACTAGCAAATATGAACAAATATCAAGATGTAAGTTTGGAGTTTGTAAATGAGGATCTTGTAGAATATAATGTTGAAATGTTTAGAAAAATAAATGGACTCTAATTTGGAGTCCATATTTTTCTTTTGTATATTAAACTAAAAATAAAGTTATGGAATATTTAAGTTTATACGACTATTTGAAAAAACCGGCAGGTGAAAAACTAGGTTTAGAAGTAGCTGCTGAAGCTAGAAAATGGGAAATACCCACCCAAACAAGAAAGGTATCAAACTCAAGATTTACAGGTACAGTATTTTTATACCCAAAAGAATTCCTTGAATTCTACTTTAGAGAACCAGATTCTAATCAAATGGAATGGGATGTTTATGTAAAGAATACGATAGGAAACCTTGAAGATGATGATTTACCTAAAGGACATGATTGGATGGGAAATCTTGGAGATGACGATTTACCTTTCTAACTATGGAAAAAGAACAATTTGAAGAATACCGCAAACTTTGGAAAGCAGAATGGTATAATCATTGGAGACTCTTGGATATTGACTTTGAAGCTTATATGTTGATGAGAGGATTACCAAAAGAAGAATTTGATAGATTAAATAAAGAAGAAGAATGAAACACGTTGTAATTTCCCTATCTGGAGGAATGGATTCCAGTACACTTTTGTTACGTTGTCTAAAAGAATACGACACGGTAACAGCAATTTCATTTGATTATGGACAAAAGCATCGAGTTGAGCTTGAACGCGCTCAATCGTTGGTAGGTTATTTAGGCAACAATGATATCGGGATTGCTAATATGGTACGTTATCGCCAAATTAAATTAGATGGTTTAACAGATTTACTTAACTCAGCACTTGTAGCAGGTGGAGATGATGTACCTGAAGGACATTACGCTGAAGAAAACATGAAAGCAACCGTTGTTCCAAACCGAAATAAAATATTTGCCTCTATTGTACAAGCAGTTGCACTTTCAATTGCAGATAAAACAGGTGAACAATGTGATATTGCAATGGGAATCCATGCAGGTGATTTTTCGATTTATCCTGATTGTAGAGCTGAATTTAGAGATGCAGATGATGTTGCTTTCCGTTTAGGAAACTGGGGGGCTGAAAAAGTAGGCTATTTTACCCCATACATTGATGGTATGAAATTTGATATCCTTAAAGATGGAGAAAAATTATGTGAAGAACTTGGATTAGACTTTAACGAAGTATATAAACGTACAAATACTTCATATAAACCAATTCAAATCATTTCATCATCCGGAGACAATTGGTACTCAGACTATAAATCAGCAAGTTCAGTTGAGCGAGTAGAGGCATTTATTAAATTAGGTCGCCCTGATCCTGCACCATATGCAGACGAAACAGGACCCGTAACATGGGATTTTGTTGTAGAACAAGTGAGCAAAGTTTTGGAAGAAAATGGAAAATAGTTGTATTATAGATTGGGAATTACACCAGAAAGTTATGGCAAAGAAAAATAAAATTACAGTTTGTACAGGTATAGGAGCAAATATGTTCTTCCCTGAATATGTTACTATTGAACTTCCGGTTAAGATAGACACCGAAATTAAAAAACCAAAAACAAAGAAAAATGGGTAGATATATTAGCACAAAACTATTCGAAAACTATTCAGTAGCATTAAGACAATGGAGAGCATCTCACTCACATTGTGAACTATTACATGGCTACGCTTTAAAATTTAAAGTATGGTTCGCATCAAACGAACCACTAGAGGAAAACCAGCTAGACGATATGAACTGGATTGTAGACTATGGTGGTTTCAAACCTGCACCTAAAGGAAACGGTTTAAAAGATTGGATGAACTATATGTGGGATCATACATTGTTGATTGAAAAAGATGATCCATATTTAGATTTTTTTGAATCTGCAGCAATGGAAGGTTTATGTGCACTTCGTGTTATGGATAAAATGGGAGCAGAGTCATGTGCAAAACTAGTGTACGATAAATTTAATGAAGTTCTATCTAAAACAGATGGTGGAAGATGCAAATGTATTAAAGTAGAATGTTTTGAAAACGATAACAACAGTTCAATATATGAAGAATAGAATAGAAGATTACAATAAAACACTACCAATAGTAGAACTATATCGATGCGTTCAATCTGAAGGTAGCCGCTTTGGTCGACCAACTATAGCGGTTAGAACCACTGGATGTACGCACAGGTGTTATTTTGGCGAAGGTGGTTGGTGCGATTCATGGTATACTTCAATCCACCCAGAAAAAGGTACATTTACCTTTAACGACATTATTAAAATATACGATGAAAATCCTCATATCAAGGAAATGATGTTAACAGGTGGTTCACCTACAATTCATCCTGCACTTGTAAATGAACTTACACATTTTGCACATGAAAGAGACATCCTTATTACCATCGAAACTGAAGGTAGCCATTTTGTACCTACAGATTATCCTATTGGGTTGCTATCTATCAGTCCGAAATTTAGTAATTCTGTACCCGTACTTGGTGTTCTTACGCCTCAAGGAAAAGTGGTGGACCAAAAAATGATTGACCTGCATAACAAAAACAGACTTGATGTTCTTGCTATTAGACAAATGATGGATTACCATACAGATTACCATTATAAACCTGTAGTTAACCCTATTGAGATGCCTGATGTGTGGGTTCAAGTTGAAGCCTTTAGACTAGCACTTGGCATTCCAAAAGATAAAACATATATTATGCCTCCGGGAGACACAAGAGAAGAACTTATTAGAGTATACCCTATGATCTTTGATTTTTGTGCTGAACATGGTTATAACATGACTGGTAGAGACCACATTATTGCATTTGATACTAAAAGAGGAGTTTAATATGTATTATACAGTCACAACAACATTTGGAGATTACCAAATCAATTATATTATAACAAAATGAAAAAATTACTATATTTTTCTACTCCGTGGTGCGGTCCCTGTAGACAGTTTAAACCGCTAATGGAATCAATGTCAACACAACTCCCCATTACGTTTGTTGATGTAGATGCTTCACCTCAAACAGCCACACAATACAATGTGCGAAATGTTCCTACTACAATCTTAATTGATGAAAAGGGGAATGAATTGGGTCGTTTAGTAGGCCCAAAACCAGAAAGCGAAATTCGAGCTTTATATAATAGATAATTTGGAGGAGCGAAAGCTCCTTCGTATATTACAACAAAATTAAAGTTATGGGAAGAGGAAGACCTTCTAAAAAAACCACTTCAATTGTCCGAACAGGACGACCTAAAAGTGAAAAAACCGTTATTTGTGTTGTTTACAAAAAAGGTAAAAAACATTATCTAAACACGTATGCAAACTACGAGTTAGATGCTATTATCTCTACCCGCAAACACACACCTCTTATACCAAATGATTGCGAAATCCTTGAGATTGGTATAGGAAAATCGTATATTGAACGATATAAAAAACAGTTTAACATTAAAGAAATCACAATTAAAGATTAACATGTCAGAAAACAAACGTAGAAAAAACCACACCGATCTAGAGTGTGTACAAATGGGTTTTGCAAATGGAGTTGCACCTGGTTTTCCATTAACTGAACAAGAAAAATGGAAAATGGTAGATGAAGCTGAAGAAGCTTATGGTAAATTTTTAGATGCACTTGGAGTGGATTGGAGAAATGATCCTAATTCTGAAGATACTCCTCGTCGTGTAGCCAAAGCATATGTATTTGATTTATTTGCTGGCCGCTATAATGCAATGTCTGATATTACATCTTTCCCATCAGACGGATACGATGGTATAGTGATTGAAAGAAATATTCCATTAACTTCAATGTGCTCTCACCACCACCAAACAATTGGAGGAGTTGTTCATATTGGCTATGTTGTTGGAGAAGGCGGACGTGTAATTGGACTTTCTAAACTAAACCGCATTGTAGAGCACTTTGGCCGTAGAGGAGCAATCCAAGAACAATTAACCTCAGCTATTCATCAAGCAGTAAGTAAAGTATGTGAAGGTAATCGTGGAGTAATCGTTACAACAGTAGCAACACACAATTGTGTTTCATGTCGTGGTGTTAAACATCAAGGCGCTTCCATGGTAACAACCAAAGCATCAGGTGTGTTTATGGAAAATGACAATCAAGCTCGTAAAGAATTTTTCGACTCATTAAAAATCAACAATGGTGGACACCAAATCTAAAATATATTATAGTTGGAGTGAAATAGAGGAACTAGTTGATCTTCTATGTGAACAAATCATAAAATCAGGACAACAAATTGAACATATATTTGGTATGCCAAGAGGTGGTCTTATTCCTGCTGTTATGATCTCGCATAGATTGGATATCCCGATGACACAATCCCCATATCTACCTAACACTTTAATTGTAGATGATATTTGTGATAGTGGGGAAACATTCAAAGATCTATACCTTGAATACGCAAATGCAAAATTTGCCTGCCTACATTTTAAACCCCATACCTCAGTGTTCAACCCAGACTTTACCAATAAATTCTTCTCAGATGACTGGGTTGTATATCCTTGGGAAAAATTAGATTCGGAAACAATACAAGATTACTTAAAATGACAAAAGAAGAAATACTAGCTATAATAGATGCAGAATTGCAAGGTAATCTTCAAATATTGATTGATCCTAAACAAAAGGATAGTTTATCCCAAATGCGAATCAACACTTGGAAAGATACCGTAAAAAACAGATTATATTACCATTTAATAGAAAACCAAAATGACACCACTAGAGAAAAAACAAGAAGAACTAATTAAAGTACTTTATGGACAAGTTGTGGATCTATCCATGATGTCTAAAATTGAACTTGGAGACGATGTAATACTTAAATATAGAGAATTAACAGATGAAATTGAACATTTAAAATCATCTTATGTACCTTTCGTATCAGAAGTTGAAGAGTTTAACGCTGTAATGGGAAAACCCAATAATTATAACCCGGTCATTCCCGATGAGAAGGAGTGGATGTTTGTCTATAATTTTATTTTGGAAGAATTAGAGGAATATAAACATGCCTGTCAAACCGGGAATATTATTGAGGTTCTTGATGCTCTGTGTGACATCACGTATGTTTCCTTGGGTAATGGAGGCTGCTTACATGGCCTTAAGGATAAAATATGGCCCGCGTATCAAGAAGTACAAGCATCGAATCTTAGCAAGGCTTGTACAAGCGAAGAGGAAGCACAAAATACCGTTAGAGTACGGTCCTTTGAGCAAGAAGAAGAGTGCCACTATGAAAAGGTTGGCAAATATTATATCGTCTATAGAACACGTGATAGAAAAGTCATGAAGAATATCAATTACTTTAGACCTGATTTAAGTAAATTCTTTAAGTAACATTTAAATAAAAGTTATGTACCAAGCAGTTTATTATAGCCGCCAACCAGGCGATGATCAGTACCATTATTATCTACGTGATGATAAAAAAGGCATTAGCTGCTTTCAATATTGGCCCACATTATATAAACTAGATGAGGAAGGAGAATTTGAAACCCTATTTGGAGATAGATGCTCCCCCATTTCAGGTAAAGTAGATAGAAAAGACCCTACCATACTAGAAAAAGATATTGATCGTGAACTGGTTTTACTACGCGATGTATATTATAAAACAGATGATATGCCCTCGTATCACAATGTCGTTTACCTTGATATTGAGATTGAAATTTTGGGTGCTCTTACCCCATACACTATTAAAGAGGCAAACGCAGAAATAACTGCAATTGCTCTTATTGATGTTTCAACCAAGGAAAAGATATGCTTTATCTTGGATAAACAACAAAACATCCCAACAACAACTTCGGATGGAAAACAAGTTGTATCTTGTGTTAGTGAGGATGATCTTATTCGCAAATTTTTAAACAAATGGGAACAAATGGATCCTACCATTGTTGTAGGATACAATAGTGATTTCTTTGATATTCCATATTTGTACTATAGAATTAAAAAGCGTTTAGGGGATGAAGTATTTCGTTTATCTCCAATTGGGAAAATTGAGGAAAACATTTACAATCCAAATTCTCCAATTTCAATTGGACTGGTTAACAGTTTGGATTATATGTTGTTGCTTCGCAAGTATATTATGAAGGAAGAACCATCATATAAATTAGGTGATATTGGTTTAAAATATGCTAAACTAGGTAAAATTGAATATAATGGTGGTTTAGATAAGTTATTTAAAGAAGACCCAAACAAATACATCGAATATAACATTCGAGATGTTGAAATTATAGAGGCATTAGAGGAAAAACAGAAATTTATCGAATTAACCATTTTGATATCCCACCTATGCCATACCCCATACGAATCCATCTACTACAATACAGCACTAAATGAAGGTGCTATATTAACGTATCTAAAACGTAAAAATATAGTAGCGCCAAATAAACCAACCACCACAAATCCAACCATTAGAGAACTGGAAGTTGGTGATGTTGTTCAACAACAGCGTGGAACACCTACGATTGATGGAACAATATATAGTTTTGAGGATGATAAAACAGTAATCGTTAAAACATTATCAAACAAGTTTATTCAACGTAATGTTAAAACAATCCGTAAAAAGGAAGGATATAGTGGAGGATATCTCTTGGACCCAGTACCTGGGTTATATAGTTGGTTGATAAATGCCGATTATTCTTCGTTATATCCTTCTATAATCCGTACATTAAATTTAGGGATAGAAACACTAATTGGGCGAGTTAAAATCCCAAACCAAAACTATAATGCATGGTGTAGCCTTGTTGAATTAGAGGAACTAGAACCCACTCAGGTAGTAACTATAGAAAAACTAAACAAAAAAACATATAAAATAGTTGAGGGAACTACCACAGCCCAAAACCTCTTACACATAATTAAAGAAAACAACCTCATCCTTTCCGCAAATGGAACATTATATGATTCATCTAAAAAAAGCATAGTTGCTGAAATATTAGCAGATTGGTTTGATTTAAGGGTAGAATATAAAAAACTAATGAAAGAAGCATATAATAGCGGAGACACTGAAAAAGGGAAACTATATAATCAAAAACAACATAGTATAAAAATACTCCTCAATGCAGTTTACGGTGGATTCGCCATTAACTCATTTAGATTTACAGACGGATATAAAATGTTATCTTCATCTATTACTACAACTGGTCAAAGATGCATACAAGAAACTATAAAATATGCAAATGAACTAATAGAAAAAGAATATTTAAAATAATGTATTAAAGACGTAGATTACACATATGTATAATATATATAATAGTAACCTATAATCTTTATCATATGCCTAAAAAATTAACTACTGAACAATTTATTGAAAGAGCAAAAAATAAACATGGGGATAGATATGATTATTCTGAAACCACATATAATGGTAATACACAAAAAATTAAAATAATATGCAAAGAACACGGCCCGTTCCATTGCAACCCTTCAGACCATTCAGTTAATGGATCGGGATGTCAAAAATGTGCTGGGATAGGGTATTTTGAAGATCCACTAGAGTATTTTATTGAAAGATCAAATGTAATACATAATAATAAATACGACTATTCAAAATTTATTTACACCACAGCCAAAACCAAATCTACTGTTGTGTGTCCTACTCACGGTGATTTTCAAATCCATCCAAACAACCATTTAAACAATCATGGATGCCCGGGATGTAGGGGAAGTAAAATATCCCAAACCAGAATATCCCACAATACTGATGAAAAAATATATGAAAAATTAAATAAAATCCACAACAACAAATACACATACCCACCCCAACCAGAAATAAGTAGAAATAATAAGCATAAATTAAAGATAATATGCCCCATTCACGGTGCATTTACACAATCATTTTTAAACCATTTTTATAGGGGATGCGGGTGTGAAAAATGTGGTAATAATAAAATATCCAAAGGAGAAAAAAGAATAGAAGAATTTCTTATGAAACATAGTATACCCCATAGTAGAGAATATACTTTTGAAGGATGCATAAACGATAAAACAGGCAAAAAATTACTCTTTGACTTCTACCTCCCAGAACACAAAACATGTATAGAATATCAAGGTAAACAACATTTTGAAGAAAGTGAATTTTTTAAAATAAGAAGTGGAGATTTAAAAGAATATCAAAGAAGAGATGAAATTAAAGAAAAATTTTGTATATTAAATGATATAAATTTGATCCAAATAACATATAAGCATTATCATAAAATCCCAACAATATTAACCCAATTCATATGAAATTTAATGTACAGGAATCAAATAAACACGTAGCTGGATCAGATACGGATTCATTGATTGTAGCTCTAGAAGGTATTCTTAAACACACTATAAAAAACTACGAAACCACACCAGACGAAAATATTATTGAACATGTAAAAAAACTTCAACAGGAAATAGGGGAAAAATTAAACACATACCAAAACACAATTGCATCTAAGTGCTTTAACACTACAGAACACTACCTGGACCTCAAACCAGAATATATTATTAAAAAGACATATTGGGCTGGAAAAAGACGATATGCCCAATACATAATAGATAAAGAAGGCATCCCTGTTGAAGAATTAGATATAAAAGGATTGGACATTATGAAATCCAATTTCCCTCCATACTTTAAAAACTTTGGAGAAGAGCTTATCAAAAGCATATTGTTTGGTAAAAAGAAAGAAGACGTTGATAAATTTGTAATGGATTTTAAAGATTCAATGCAAACTATAGAATGGATAAAATTGCTCAAACCAACAGGACTTAAAAAATTGGATGAATATATTGAGCGTAAACCTATGGCTGGTGAATTATTTTCAAAATTAAAATTGAAATGCCCCATCAATACAAAAGCAGCTATCATCTATAATGATTTCCTTCGACATAAAAGTCTACAACGTAAATTCCCCGAATTTACCATTGGAGACAAAATGTATATTGCGTATTTGAAACCAAACCCATACAAAATAGATGTTATAGGTTATAACGGATACAATGATCCAACAGAAATAACAGAGTTGATCAACAAATATATTGACCGTGATGGGTTATTTGACAGCGTAATCAGAAATAAATTGGAAACAGTATACGATGATATTAACTGGTCACTTAATTTGAACCCATACAAATCAATATTTTTTAACTTTAGTTGATAAACCAAAATATTTTTCTTATATTTAACCAAAATAAAATAAAGTGGTCAATAAATTAGTTTTACAAGCAGCAATCAACAAATATTACTTGGGCGAAAACGAATCCGTTAAGTGGATCATCCAAGACAAAACACTCACCATAGACTTTATGTCGTTAAACAAAGAAGTTATAGGTAAAATCACATGCCAAAACATAGACATTGAAGACTGTGAGCTAGCTATTTTTGACACTAAAAAATTCTTGAGCCTGCTCAACATTACACAAGGTGAACTATTATTGAATTTGGAAAAACACAAATCCATCCCAACCAAAATTCATATCCAAGATAGTAAATTTGATTTAACATACGCTTTAGCGGATCCACTTTTGATTTCCAAAGTAGGAACCGTTACAGAACCACAATGGGATGCTACATTTCCACTTGACTCGGAAGATTTGCTAAACCTAGTTAAAGCAAAAACCTCTTTAGGGGACATAGACAATATGATTATCTCTACCGAAATAGATTTGAATGGAGATAAAATGTGTACTTTTACATTTGGAGACGAGCATGGCCACAACAACAAGGTAACCTACCATTTGTATGGCGAAATCAAAACAGACAATATTAAACTACCATTTAATTCAAATCAGTTTAAAAATATATTAAATATAAACAAAGACTTAAAATCTGGAAAATTATATTTGAACTCTCAAGGTTTGATGAAACTAGAATTCAACTCTGAAGATACCAAAAGTGAGTATTATATGGTACGTAAAGAAGATAGAGCTTTTTAATATGTATAAACATGCTCGGATTCATATGTATAATAGTCCTCATTGTAGGTATATATTTAACCGCTTACTATTTTGAAGAAAAATAAATTATATAATAAAAAACAAAACAATATGAATAAAGAATTCTTATACATGCAAAAACTAGCTGGTGTCATCACAGAAAGTGAATATAAAGCTATTTTAAATGAAAATAAATTTGAAATGATAGGATCTGATGTTGATGAACTTTTAGATGCTATATCTATTTTAAATAGAGACATGATGAATTCAAAACATTCATTAAAAGATAAATTAAATCCTTTAAATACAACAGGACATGAAATAGCTGATGATAAATTTTCTATTGAAGTAGAAAAAATAGGCGATACTGAAGACAATGAATGTCTTAGATTAGCAAATGATTATTTAGAAGAAAGAGGATATCAAAGTAAATTATATAAAGCTAATTAAAATTTGGCTTTTTAAATAGGTTTTCGTATATTGAAACAATTAACCAATTAATTGGTTACTTTTAAAGTTATAAATTTAAAGTATAGTTATGCAAGAAACAAAAACAAGACGCGGTCGCCCCGCTAAAGGAGAATCTGTTGATCCACAATCTACACTTTGCACTATCAAGGATCCTGCTATGGAACCTTTCTATGTTGTCAAAGACGCTACCAATTTTACCGTTATGGAAACAGTTATTTCCACTCGTGGCTTTGGAGGAAAAGCAGCCACAGGTAAAGAACAAGAAAAAATAGTTGGATACTACAGTAGCTTTTCAAATGCCCTCAACAGTATTGCAAAACAAAAATTCTATCAAAACCAAGGTGACTACTCTTCCATCAAAGAATATATTACAACTTGGAATGAAGTAAAAAATGGATTAGAAAACCTTTTAAAATCAATCGAAATATGAGTAAATTAGAAGCATTGTTTGATGCAGTTATCGTTAAGCCAGTAGAAATAGAAGAAACCCAATTTGGCTCTATTATTGTACCCGATATGGGAAAAGACAGAAACGTTCATGGAACTGTTATAGCAGTTGGACCTGGAAAAGAAACAGTAACAGGTACATTTGTTTCAACCGTTTTGAAAGCAGGTGATGTTGTTGTTTTGCCTACAATGGGTTTTACAAAAATTGAGCATGAAGGAACAGAGTACTTCATTGGGGCAGAAAATCAAGTTTTAGCAAAAGTTACAGAAAATGAGTAAACAAATCGAATTCGGAGCAGACGCTCGTAAAAAACTAGTAAAAGGTATTGACAAGCTAGCAGACGCTGTTGTTGCAACCTTGGGACCAAATGGCCGAAACGTTGTCTATATAAAAGATGGACAAGTACTGAGTACAAAAGATGGAGTATCTGTCGCGAAAGAAATTAGTTCGCTTGAGGATCCAATTGAGGATCTTGGAATCAACATGATCAAGCAAGCTTCCATTAAAACATCAGATAACGCGGGAGATGGAACAACTACATCCACTCTTTTAGCACGCGAAATCGTTAAGCAAGGTTTAAATCGTTTGAACGATGGAGCAAATGCTGTTGAAATTAAACGTGGAATTGATTCTGCTGTTGGAGTTGTATTGCAAGGGTTGAAAAAAATCCATGAAAAAATTGCATCTGAAGAGCAACTTGAACAAATTGCAACCATTTCAGCAAACAATGACCCTGAAGTAGGAAAACTTATTGCCACAGCAATGGAGAAAGTAGGACGTGAAGGTGTAGTTTACATTGAAGAATCCAAAACTGGAGAAACATATTTGGAAACCGTGGAAGGTATGCAGTTTGATCGTGGCTACAAATCACCATACTTTGTAACAAACAACTCAACAATGTCCACTACATTGAATGATGTTTATGTTTTTATAGCGGATCATCGCTTTTCAGCTGTAAAAGATTTGTTGCCTATTTTAGAAGGTGTATCGCAAGCTAATAAATCATTGTTGATTATCTGTGATGATATCGATGGAGAAGCGCTTTCAACATTAGTTGTAAACAAAATGCGTGGTACTCTAAAAGTAGCAGCTGTACGTGCCCCTGAATTTGGTGATCGTAGAAAATTGCTTTTAGAAGATATTGCTATTTTAACTGGTGGAGTAGTATTTGACAAAGATAAAGGTATGAAATTGGACAAATTCCAATGGGATTGGTTTGGACAAGCACGTACTATTACTGTTTCAAAAGAAAAAACCACTATCATTGATGGTAAAGGAGATGAAACCAAAATTGAACAACGAGTAGAGGAACTTGAGCAACAAATTGCAAAAGCAGAAACACCATTTGAAATGGAAAAACTGCAAGAGCGTCTATCTAAATTTGTAGGTGGAGTAGCTATTGTTCACGTTGGTGGAAATACAGAAACCGAAATGAAAGAAAAGAAAGATCGAGTAGACGATGCTCTACAGGCAACAAAAGCTGCTTTGGTAGATGGAATTGTTCCTGGAGGAGGTATTGCTTTGCTTAACGCTCGTGAATCTTTGAAAGACATTAAAAACGAAAATGTATCTGAAGATTTCAAATTTGGATATCAAATCGTATACAATGCCTGTGGAAAACCATTTGAGCAAATCCTATTTAACGCTGGATATTCAGAAGCAGATGCTCGCATGATTGCTCAACATGATCTAAAAATTGCAGACAGTGAGTGGGCAGGATACAATATTAAAACATGTTCTGTAGAAAACATGAAAGAAGCTGGTATTTTGGATCCACATAAAGTAACAAAACAAGCACTTTCAAATGCTGCTTCAATTGCAGGAACTATCCTATTAACAGAGTGTGTTGTGGTGGATAAACCAGAAGATAAAAAAGAACCATCTTTTGATCCATCAATGATGGGAATGATGTAATATGGAAACAGAAGAAAAAGAATACAATAACCTAATCGCCGAACGTGTTCCACCAGGGGACCGTTGGCGATTAATCTCAGAGTATAAAGATACCACAGTTTATACTTCGTTAACAGATGTTTTGGAAGCATATTTCCAAAAAACAGACAACCCGTGTCATTTTAGATTGGAACCTTTAAATGGTAAATTATTTTCTATATCAAAAGAAGTAATTGAAATCAAACCAGAACCACCAAAACGATTTAACATATACGGGGATTACTAATATGTATAGGTATGAAATTACTCGATATATTACGTGAAATAGAAGACGAAGAAGGTGGTGAGCAAAAACAGCTTCGAGTTAAATATGATTTAGCCGTTGAACCTGAATCTCTAGATGCTGCTTTAAAAGCACTATCCAACGTTGAAAATTATGGAATGTATGCGCAAAACATGCGCGACCCTAAAGCAATCGTAAAAGCGTTTGGCCCTTCAATTCCTGCACAAAAAGCAGGCGCTGCTTGGAAAGACTGGGATTCGCGCTCAGAAGAAGAAAAAGCATTCAAACTTATCGACATTAAAAATAGAGCCCCACAAGCTTGGGAAGCTGCTCAAAAAGAAGCAGAACCTGGATTTGAAAAATGGCAAGCTGAAGGAAACGATGGAAGCATAAACGACTATTTGTTTTCCCTCCCAGGCAAAAACCTACCAAAAGAATTTGTGGGTCGATATGGAGCAAATTACTTTCCAATAAAAACCCCAGCAAACTTAAAAAAATACGCTGGTAAATTAGAGCAAGATGTAAACTATAAAGTAGAAGATGGAAAAATTATATTTCCTTCCTCTATGGAAAATCCATTTAACACAAAAGCATATCTTGAAAAAGTTTTAAAAACTGTATTCGATAATGCTGGAGTTGGATACAATGTGATAAGCATTGAAGCGGGTGATACAGAAACACCACAAACTATCCAAAAACCCAAAGCAGAAGATGTACCACCACTTTCCACCACTGTGAACTCAGCAGATCAAGCAGATAAACTTCGTAAACAACTCCAAGCAAAACTTGGAGACGTCCCATCAGCAAAATTTGAAGTTGAAACAACAGGTGATGGTACAGAAAGAAAATATAAACTAGTAGTAACAGGTATAACAGCGTCTCAAAGAGCAGCTCTTCAACCTATAGCTTTTGATTTTAAAACAAAATTGAAAGAGGCAATTGATTTTGAAATGCGAGCCATGCTTGTTAGAGCAGGAATTATAAAATAAACAGAGAAGCTTGCCTAGTGCAGGCTTTTTTTGTATATTATGGTTATGAAAGAAAATACGTTATATGTAGAGCGTTTTCGCCCTACCGAACTCAAACATTACGTTGGAAACGAAAACGTTAAAGATACAATCCAAAAATACCTAGATCAAGGTGATATCCAAAATTTTATTTTCTACGGTTCAGCAGGCTGTGGGAAAACTACCCTAGCTAAAATCATAGTTAAAAATCTAGACTGCGATTATCTTTATATAAACGCAAGTGACGAAAACGGAATTGACACTATTAGAGAGAAAGTAAAGGGATTTGCTAGTGCTGCTTCTTGGAAAGGTATTAAAGTAGTAATATTGGACGAAGCAGATTTTATCACCATTCAAGGACAAGCCGCTTTACGAAACGTAATTGAAACCTTCTCTCGCTCAACACGCTTTATCTTAACTTGTAATTTTATAGAGCGAATCATTGACCCCTTACAATCTAGATGCCAGGTACTTAAAATTGTACCACCAACAAAAATGGATGTGTACAACCATTTAACTTGGATATTAGCTGATCAATTAAATTTATCGTATCAACCTGAAGATTTAAAATCACTGATTTTAAAATACTATCCTGACATGCGTAAAATGTTAAACGTTTTACAAATGTCTGTAAAAGATGATGCAATTGTACTTGATAAAACAGTTTTAGTAGCAAATAGCTATATTAAAGAAGTATTAAAGGAACTAGCAGGTAAAAAAGACTGGAGGAAAATCCGTCAAACCATTTCGGACTCGAACGTAAAAGACTTTGAAGAACTATATCGCAATCTATTTGACCATGCCCCAAAATACGCCCCAGGTAAAGAAGGATCTGTTGCAATTATATTAAACGAGCACCTTTACCAAGCAAATTTTAGAATAGATAAAGAAATTAACATAATGTCTGCAATTGCAAAGATTATAGAGGTAATATGAAACATTTCCTAAAATATACTCTTTCTTGGATATCTGGAAATTTAGCCGTACCTTTTTGGACAGTAGGTCATATACACTTGATGACCACAGTTTATCAAGATATAACAGAGATAATAACTTCACTTGGTATGAACTTAATAGTGGCAGCAGGATTCATACATGATTTTATAGAATATAAAAAAGAGAAAACAAATAAATAATAGTTATGTCAAATTTAAGAGAAACAACCGAACTAGAACAAGAAGCATTTGAGTACCTAAATGATCTCCGTGAATCTGGGGTTACTAATATGTTTGGGGCTAGGCCATATCTTATGGAGGACCTAGAATTAGATAAAAAAACAGCAGGTGATCTCCTTACTACTTGGATGAAAGTATTCAACCCAGAGGGGGAATATGAATTTATAGATGCTAATATTAAACCAATAAATAAACAATAAATAAAAATGCAAGCACAAGCACCAAACATTGACTTTAAACAAACCACTCCTGTTGAAGGATTCAACGGTGGTAAACTTTTCGGACAAGCAGTCATTATCCGAAAAATCTCTAAATTTCTAATTGGAGCAGACGAGGATGCCCTTATTCCTATCCCTGTATTTTACGATTTGGAAACAAAGAAAATCCTAACTGACTCACTACCTCCTGAAATTAGAGAAGAATACAAAGATATCTCATTGTGAGTAAACAAAAACACATAAAAGATTTATGGGGGTGGTTAAACGAGATCACCCTTTATAAATCATCTATAGAAGATATTTCACCGGAATCGTGGGATTCTTGGAACTCTTACATGATCAACAGATACGTATCGATGGATATACGCTACATTGAACTTGTAAACTATATCCAAACAATCCCATACGATAACAAAAAACAAATATATCAAATTTATAGAGAGATGATCCCAAAACAAAAAACATTCTTCAAGTACCTCAAAGTAACCAAACGCAAGAAAAATACAGAAGTTATAGACTACATATCCCAATACTACCAGTGTAGTTTAGGTGAAGCAGAGGAATACCTTGATATACTCCGCGAAACCGGAGCCAGAAGAGTGCTATACGATATGGGAGTAACAGACAAAGAAGCAGATAAACTATTAAAATAATGAATAGAGAAATTAAGGTTACAGATTCAGTTGTAGACTCTATAATTGACCAATTTGTAGAAAGAGCATCATTTGGTAAAACAAAATATGGAGTAGATTTAGATCGTGAAGATTTAAGTGTTTTAGAGTGGATCGAGCATGCAAAGCAAGAGCATATGGATGCTATTCTATATTTAGAAAAGCTAAAGAAAATTGTAGAGACAAAAGGATTATAATATTTATAATAAAATCTATAAAATGAACAAAGAAACACTTAGAATGCAAATGCTAGCTGGAGTAATCACAGAAAGTGAATACAAAGCAAAATTAGAAGAATCCAAAAAACCACTCAACGAAAATTTCGTTGGTATGGGAATGGTTGGAAATATTTTCGATCGTGAAAAAACAGATTACGAACTTGCATTTGAACACTTTACAAAAGGTACTTCATTAAATGAAGAGATGGAAGATGAAGATGAAGATGAATTTGATCTCTCCCAAGCCTTTAAAGATAGCCCAGAAACAGCTTCATATGATGATGTTTTAGAAATAGTAGATTTATATGGTGACTATACTACTTTAGATGCATTTCAAGGGACGTTTTCTGAAGATGAAGAAATATCTAAAAAAGATTATTTTAAATTTTTCTCTGGCTATATAGATGATATGTCTGATGTTGCTTATATCAAAGCAAATTGGATCTCAATTTTTGATGAAGACATATTTGACAAAGCAGGTCTCAACGAAAATAAAAAACCATGAACCCACAAGACACAATCAAACTAGACGTTCCTCTATTCATCCGCCTTCTAGAATACGCTAGAGAGGATGCTAGTGGAGATATAGATCTACACAAAGTAGCAGAAAACGCAATTGATTTATCTCGTTTTGCAGGAACACTAGGTATGATAGACTATGAAGCACTTGTGGGTGATGGAACAGAAATCACAGAACGATTAAAAATGCAGCGTTTAGCTGGTATAGTAAAATAAAATGGCCAAAGCAAAAAAAGAAGGTAAACCTAAACGTAATAGAGCAAATCTAGTAAAACACCTTAATCGAATTGCTCGTAACCAACAATTACTAGAACAATATAAATAACATTTAGGACCGTTACAAAACTGTAACGGCGAAACCCCCAACGCTCGCTATCGTGGGGGTTTCTTTTTCCTTGGAAGCCCCAAAAAGTTTTCGTATATTACTCTTATGGCCAAAAAGAAAGTTATCCCCCAAATTGTAAAAGATGTCCGAAACAAAATAAAACGAGACATAGATTGGGCATCTGAAAAGTCTATTTCGTACTCTCAACTTTCAATGTATAATGAATGCCCTAAAAAATACTCCCTACAATACATTGAAGGATTCAAACAATTTACCTCCACCATTCATACAGTTTTTGGAACAGCATTACACGAGGTAATCCAACATTACCTAACAGTAATGTATGAGCAAAGTGGAACAGAAGCAGATAAAATAAACACATCCGAAATGTTTGAGGATGTTTTACGTGAAGAATATACCAAACAATATAAAGCAAACAACAAACAACATTTTTCCACCCCCGAAGAACTTAGAGAATTCTATGAAGATGGGGTAGAAATTATTCGAGACTTTGCAAAAAATAGAGGTAAACATTTTTCTAAACGTGGATGGCATTTGATAGGATGTGAAGTTCCTATTGTACTATCTCCCAACCCAAAATTTCCAAACATAGTATATCAAGGTTTTCTAGATATAGTAATGTATCATGAACCAACAAACAGAATTAAAATTATAGATTTAAAAACATCCACTAGTGGATGGACAAATAAGCAGAAAAAAGACGAAAATAAACAATATCAACTTATAATCTATAAAAAATTCTTCTCCGAGCATTTTAATTTCCCCGAAGAAAACATTGATGTAGAGTTCTTTATAGTAAAAAGAAAATTGTACGAAAGTGAAGATTATGTTATTAGAAGAATCCAAACATTTAAACCGGCAGCAGGTAAAATTAAACTTAAAAGAGCAACAGAATCATTAAACAATTTCATAAACGAAGTATTTGATTCAAAAGGATTTAAAAAGGTAGAACACAAACCAAAATTAAACAACAATTGTAAATATTGCCCTTTTCACAAAACTCATCTTTGCTCTGCTACTTACCACTAATCCCTACATACGTATATACGACAATATTAAATTAACGTATATGAGTGAAAAAAACCAACAATTAACAAGCGTCAAACTAGACAAAGACTTATTTGAGCAATTTAGAGTAGAATGTATAAAACGCAAATTTTCGTTTCAAAAATTATCAGAGCGAGCAATCCATTTGTATTTAACGGACGAGGATTTTAGAAAAAAAATTCACAACCACAGTGACTTATCCTTGGAAGACGAACAATAGGTTACTATATTAAAATAAAAATAGTTTTTATGAAAGAAAAATTCGGTTATTTACCAAAAAACGAGCGTAAAAAAATCCTCCTAATATGTGATGATATTAGAGTACACTCGGGTGTAGCAACAGTTGCACGCGAATTAGTTTTAAACACGTGCCAACACTTCAATTGGGTAAATATTGGGGGAGCCCTCCAGCACCCAGATCAAGGCAAACGATTTGATTTATCACAAGACACATCTCAAACAGCTCAAGTAGAAGATGCTTCCGTTATTTTATACCCTGTAAATGGATATGGGGATGGGAATTTAATTCGCCAAATGATGCAAATGGAAAAACCAGATGCAATCATGCTAATAACTGACCCCCGTTATTTTGAGTGGTTGTTTGCCATGGAAAACGAAATTAGAAAACATTGTCCTATCATTTATTTGAACATCTGGGATGATTATCCAACACCATTGTACAACAAAGGATTTTATGAAAGTTGCGATGCATTGCTAGCGATTTCAAAACAAACAAAACTCATAAATGAGTTAGTGTTGGGTGAGAAAGCAAAAAATAAAATTATAGAATACGTTCCACACGGACTAAACGAAAATATTTTTAAACCGTTGGAGGAATCCGAATTAAAGGAAACCAAAAGGAATATATTTGGAGGAGCAGAAAAGGACTTTGTGTTGTTTTTTAATTCAAGAAACATTCGTAGAAAACAAATCCCGGATACTATGCTTGCGTTTAGATACTTTTTGGATCGTTTACCGAAAGAAAAAGCAGAAAAATGTGCTTTTGTTCTACACACAGAAATCATTTCAGAACACGGAACGGATTTGGAAGCGGTACGTAAATTGTTCTTTAAGGACTATCCAAACGCAATTTATTTTTCAACCAACAAACTTGATCCATTCCAATTGAACGTGTTGTATAATATAGCGGATGCTCAAATTTTGTTGACATCTAACGAGGGATGGGGCCTATCATTAACAGAGGCAATACTTGCGGGAACTCCAATTATAGCAAACGTAACAGGTGGAATGCAAGATCAAATGGGCTTTTTAGATGAAGAAGGAAAATGGTTTGTACCTTCTCCACAAGTACCTTCAAACCATACGGCTCATTATAGAAAACATGGTGAGTGGGCTTTACCTGTTTATCCAACAAACCGCTCAATTCAAGGTTCACCCGTTACTCCTTATATTTGGGATGATAGATGCACATCAGAGGATGCAGCTGATTGTATTAAACAATTATATAATATAAGTAGAGAAGAGCGTAAAGCACTTGGTTTAAAAGGTAGAGAATTTGCCTTAAATGAAGGTGGTTTTACTGGTGGGAGAATGGGAGAGAGAGCGATTAACGCGATAGATCAATTATTTAACACGTGGACTCCAAGAGAAAAATTTGAATTCATCAACGTTAACGAAGTTAAAGAAGATGAGTTAAGTCACGAATTATTATATTAAAATTAAAAGTTATATGAGTAAGCCAACATTTGTAATTTCCTGCCCAATAGATACTTATAGTGGTTATGGAGCGCGTTCTAGGGATGTAGTTAAAGCCCTAATTGAACTAGATAAATATGATGTAAAAATATTACCTCAACGATGGGGGAACACACCTTTTGGATTTATCAATGATAATCCGGAGTGGGGATTTCTAGTAAATTATATCCATAATTCCCCACAATTACCAGCACAACCCGAAATTTGGTGTCAAATTACTGTGCCAAATGAATTCCAACCAATTGGAAAATACAACATTGGAATCACAGCTGGGATTGAAAGTACAATTGCACCTGCAGAGTGGGTTGAAGGGTGTCAACGAATGGATTTGATTTTGGGTTCTTCAAACCACACAATTGATATCTTACGTAACTCAAAATTTGAAAAACGTGATCCTAGAACAAATCAATCTGGGGGGTTAATTGAATGGACTCGTGATGGTGAAGTATTGTTTGAAGGAGCCAACACAAATGTGTATAAACCCGATAATAAACCATGCATGGTTGACTTTAATGTTAAAGAAGACTTTGCATATCTGTTTGTAGGGCATTGGATTGGAAATGCCCCGATTGGAGAAGATCGTAAAAATGTAGGGTTACTTATTAAAGCATTTTATGAAACATTCAAAAATAAAACAAAGAAGCCAGCTTTGATTTTGAAAACAACACAAGTTGGAGCATCTTATATGGATCGTAATGAAATTATTAAACGCATTAAAGCAATACAATCCACTGTAAAATCAAACAATTTACCTAACATATATTTACTTCATGGTGAATTTACAGATGAGGAAATGAACTCAATCTATAACCACTCAAAAGTAAAAGCTATGGTTAGCTTGACTAAGGGAGAAGGGTTCGGTCGCCCACTACTTGAATTCTCTTTGACCAACAAACCCATCATCACAACAAACTGGAGTGGGCATATAGATTATCTTAACCCTGAGTTTACCACTCTTCTCCCGGGTCAACTAACAAATATTCATCCGGGTGCTGCAAATGATATGCTATTACAAGAATCACAATGGTTTTCTGTAGATAATGGGCATGTAGGGCATTATTTGAAAGATGTATTTGAAAATTATAAAAAATATACAGACAACGCTAAACGTCAAGGATTTCATAGCAGGAGTAAATTCTCATTTGATGCTATGAAGGAAAAACTAGACAACATCCTAACAAACAA